TATAATCCGCAAAACGAAATGTTCGCGCGTTTTGGAACGAAATGTTCCCTACAACAAAACGAAATGTTCTTTTTCTGAAAAATTTTCGACCGGCTTACGCCGGTTTTAAGCCTTTACTAAAACGGCGTTGGAAAACCATTCCAACGCCGTTCTTTCGTTTTGTCGCTTCGCTCCCGCTTTGACGCTTTACGCTTACGCTACCTCGACAAGCGCCTTATACGTTGCGACGTTTGCCGCCCGAACGATTTTGCCGCGGAAGGCCAGACGCGAGCCGACATACGTGTACGTGTCCGACGCATCGTAAATCGCATTCGCATTCGACACACCGCCATTCGCATTCGCATTGTTGTACCCGCGATAGACCACACGGCCTACAGAGGTGCTTATCCAGTATTTGTCGCAATAATATGTACTCGATGAGCCATTCACGCTACCTACAGGAATTACATCCATGTGCTTGCCATGAGCAACGGCGGTTATCCATTGGTCGCTTGCAGTCTTGCCTTTTACCCACCTTATGCTGCCGTCGGGCATCCAGATGCGCCATTTCCCTACATTGCCCGCATCATTAGGCAAATCCACTCCGTCCATCATGTCGTACTTGTGGCCGAAAATGTCCTCGTAGCCAAGACAGCAGATATTGTTTACTTGCGTCACCGTTAAACCGTCCTCACTGAGGTACCAGGCATACTGGTGGACGAGGTTGTCAACAAGGCTGTTCGTGATATTGGGATTGACGGCATGGGCTTCCTCGTAACCTATCGTGTCAGTCATGCCGCGACCGGCGGTGCCTCCGGTGGTACGGTTGTTCGTATGGGAACCCGCACCGCACTGTTCCTGGCTGTCACGACGGCCATACTTCGCATAAAACAGGTTGGCGATACGGGAGTGCATCAGAGCGTCTATCTGCTGCATGCCGCGCTGTACCGAATAATAATGGAAATCTGTCCAACTCATGCTTGCTGTGGTACTGCCGCCGGTGATACAGGCACGCAGTTTGGAACCGACTACGGAACTGCCTACAACCGCACACAGGTGCTCGTCGTTAGCAACCCAATCAGGTTCCATGTCTTCAATTTTATCACTGTTGGAAAGAACCACCACATCGAACTCTGCCGTGTTAAGAACAGAAAAATGCAGCGCGGTGGCGTTCGCCGGAACATCCGCTATCAGGTACATGCCGGCCTCAAACTTGTTGCTCAAGGTCGGAACGACTACCGAACTGATGACTGTGCCGGAATCGTCCGTGAACACACTGCCGACAAGGTTAGTGCCGGGAACACTTGGAAAGCGCACCCGCTTGTAACCGGACACCGCCACCTTGCAGACGGAATATGTGCTGTCCGTACTGTAGCTCTCACCCAGCGTCGTCTTGCCGGTCATGATCTTCCTTCCGCTGAGGTAGCCGCCACTCGTGCCTTTCAGGTCGTCAAGCGTCAAGACGGTGGCTTCTGGTGTCTCCGGCATCTCGTCCTTGCCACGGGAACTGTAGCAACTGTAGTGCTTGCCGTTGAGATAGTCGTTGATGCCCTTGCTCCAAAAGAACGGCTCGTACATCATCCAGTCGCCTTCCGTTCCGTCTAACTTGGCCGCACTGCCGTCAGCGTACTTGTTGCTGTCCGTATCGTCCAGTGGGTAATAGGTCATCTCCCCGTCCAAGTTGTTCATGGTCGTGTCCACGCCCGCGATGTTCACGTTGCGGGTGGTGGCCTTCTTCGTCACTTTGGCAAGCACCCGGTGCCTTTGGCTGAGGATGGCCGTGATGTGCGCGCTCGGCACGTAGGTGTTCCCGTACTTGTACCCTGTATGGTTGTCCTCGTTGCTCACGTTAGTGTCATCCTGCACCTCATCATCGAACTCAAGCAACGTGTATTCCGGCTGACGGATGTTCAACTCGTCAAAACGCGCAGTATAGTTATCGTAGGTAGCCTCGTCAAGGTATTTTGTCAGTTTGTACGACCCGCACACCTTGCAACGCCCTGTCACGGTGTTGCCTTCCGAGTCTATGCCACCCAGTCCCGCATCGTACCATTGCTTCAGGTCGCTGCCGTCGCCTTCAAGCTCCAGTCCAGTCAGGCGGACATACTTCAGCTTGTTGCCGCTCATGCCAAGGATTTCCCTGAACAGGGCAAAGCCGTCCAGACCGGCGCACCCTTCCACACGCAGACCGGTCAGGTTGCGGATATTGCCGAACGTGATACCGCTGCGCTTTATCTTCGGCAAGTAAAGCAGCGAGAGGGTCTGATAATTGTCGGGCAAGACCAGTGAGTACAGGGGACAACCCTCTGCGAAGGCAATGGTGGAGAGGGAGGAGCAGCCGCCGGCTATCACAATCTCCAGACGGGTGCACTGGGACAGGTCAAGGCCGGGAAGCATCGTGTAGTTACGCACGTCAAGGTTCTTCAGCATCGGCAGCTTGTCACCGATGGCGATCTCGGTCAGCGTGTACGTACTGCCGGTACGTCCCAGAACGAGTTCTTCCAGACGGGGCAATTTCGGCAGGTTCAGGTCGGTAAAGCCGCCCCATGAGGACAGGTCTATCTTGCGGGCATATTCGCCGCCGTAGAAATGGAAGATGGTGCCCACGTTGGCGGTCTGGCCGTAGGTATAGCTCCATCCCACGCCCTCCGACACGGGGGAATGGACAAGCGTGGCGGCCTCACGGACGAAGGCGAAGTAGAAGTCGCGGCTCGCCCATGCGCGGATGGTCGCACCGGCGGCACTGTTGCCCTTGAACGTCAGGTCGGTCAGCGTGTACTGCCCGGTCTGGTATCTCGCGTCGAACAGGGAGAGGCGGTTCGTAAGCCACCAGTGGCGGTGCGCCTTGCGGGAGCCTTGCATGGCTTCCAGATAGGAATAGGTGACAGTACTCACCGTTCCGTTCTGGCTCACTTCCACGCCCTCGGTCTTGGGGCTGACATACTTCTTCTGCGCGTCAATGTTGTAGATGCGCTCGCAGAACTTCGCGCTCTGCTCGTCATCGAATATCCGGAAGATGTACTCGTTGGTCATACGCGCACGCAAGCGGCGGTAGGCAATGCCGAGTTCATCGGCGAACTGGTCGCGCAGGTTCTTCCACAGGACGGAATCATGCCCGGCATAGGCGTACACGGTTTTCGTGCCCGTGCTCAGTTCCGGGTCGGTGGTTTCCTCATCGATGTCCCAGCCGTATTTCAGACGGCCGTCATTGCGCACGCCGAGGATGGTGTCGTTGTCGTAGAAAATCATGTAGGCGAGCATCTTGCCCTTGTCCGGGTCGTACCAGAACGCCATCATCATGTTTTTCACGCGCTGGTCAACGCAACCGAAGACATCCGTGAAGGCATAGTAGTCGCACAGGTAGGCCACATCGAAATAGTCCGCAAGTTCGGACTTGAACTTCGCCGCCCGTGCCGTCTTCTCGGCGGCCGTCAGGCCGGTGGCTGTCGTGTCGGTGCTCCTGACCCATTTCACCAGGCGTTCCAGATAGGCAGGTTTCTTCGTGCCGGCCTCATACTGGGCGTTCAGGCCGTCATCGTCCGGGAACCGGGCCTCGAACACTTTCAGCCAGTGGGGCGTGCCGTCATCGTCCAGCGCGTCGAAGTCGTCGTCCAGGAACATGCCCATCGCATAGTCGTTGTTCAGGAACTCCCAGCATTCCGTGGGGTTCTGACCGCCGAACTTCTCGGACACCCACGGCTGGTCGTGGTAGCCGGGGATGTCAAGGAAACCAAACACGGCTTCCGTGCTCTTGTCGTTGTTGAAGTTGAACTTACCGAGGAACTGCGGGGTGTCATTCGTCGTGCCACGGTAGAACAGCATGCAGGGGAAACCGTCAACCGTGGTACGCACGTCGTAGGGGTAGCCGGCCGACACATGACGCTGCACTGGAGTAAGTTCGCCTGCAGCTGAAAGCACGCGCTGCACCATCTTGGCCATACCGGTATTATGGCTGGAGGAGGATTCGGCGTAGTCGGCCTTGAAGCACCAGCAGTCCACGGGGGTGGCCTGTTTCTGGTCGCCGCCGCCCTTTCGGAATGAGTATTTGGCGGCGGGCTGCAAGGTGCCGCCCACGCCCTGGGCGTCGCAGCCGAGGTAGAGTTGCCCGGCGGCCTTGCTGCTGTCCTTGAGGTACAGGCGGTAGTTCTTGGTCGGGTACGCCAAGGAGCTTGTCCCTTGCAGGCTGATGCATCCGCCGATGAGGCGGAAGTTCTGCGACGGGTCGGACTTGTCCACGTACAACGCCTCGTCAATGTCGTACTTGGTCTTCTTGTTGTTATTTACGGCGGCCTGAAGCACGGTGGCGACACCATTGGCCTGCTGCCCGGTAATGACGATATAAGGAAGACCGGCAGGAAGCGAGTCCACCGAGATCTCACCGTTCTGGTCAAGCACGTTGTTCTCACTGTATTTCCCTATCAGCTCGTCCGCGCCGCCGAGGTCAAGCATGTAGGCGTCGAGCATCTGCGAGTCGGTCAGGTAGGTGTCGTAGGCGCGCATGGAATACACGTCAAGCGTGCAGTCCCCGCTGCCCATCTCAATGTATTGCGGGGTGGCCTGGTAAATGCTGTCGCCGGAACCGCGCTGCACCGCACCGGACAGGATGCCGTTCACGTACAGGTACAGCATGGAGTCGTTCAGCTTCTCGTCGGGCGTGCTCTGGATACCGGATTTAGGGTAGGCGACGAAACCGATGTTGTACACCTCGCCGGTGGCGAACTTGGTCGTGACCGTGCTGCCACCCCTCGACACCATACGGGCTTCCTGGGCCGTGATGACGAAGCCGGTGCCGCTGCCGTCAACGCAACGGATGATTTCCGTGTCGTCATCGGTCACGTTCTCCACCTTGAAACGGACGGAGAAGGCCATCGCGTTCGTGGCGTTCTGCTCCGGCATGGCCAACGGGCGGAACTGCACCGTGGCACGGGCGTCACCGGTAAGGCGCAACGCGCCGCCTGTCCAGCCGTCACCGCCCCACTTGAAGCCTTCGAACAGGGTCCGGATGCCGTTGTAGGACCATTCCTCACGGTTCACGTCGCTGTTGCTGCGCCCGGTGGCCGAAAGTTTCAGCGTGAGGCCGTCGGTCGGGTCGGTGATGGCAAGGTCGCTTTTTTCCGCGTGCAGTGAATAGGCGTATGTGGCCATGCCGCATTCCATACGGCAGGCAATGGTACCGGAGGACATGGCACGGTTCTGCAACTCGGTACGCGTGAAGGCCACGCTCGCGGATGAGATGAGGGTGCCGCCTTCGTACACCTTGACCGCAGTGGGGGTCTCCCGTGGGTTGTAGGCGGCATAGACAAGCGTGTAGTTGTCGTATTGCTTCACAGAGATGTACGGCCTGCTCCCCTTGGCTACCACCATGCCGTCGGGGTAGTCGAACCGGGCGGCGAACACGGGGGTGGCGTCGCCGCTTTCCCTCACCGCGATGTCGAAATAAATACTGTTGCTCTTGATGGTGCCGGTACCCTGCTCCAGTTCCGCCACCAACTGCACAGAATGGGAGCCGTGCGCCATGCCGGTGGTCTTGACGGAAAACGAACCGTTAGCGGTACTCGTGCCGATGGTACGGTCTTCAGTGTCCACGCCGTCCACGTAACACCGCAATGTCTTCTCCCCGCTGCCGGTCAGGGCGAAAGGGACGCTGACCGTGTCGCCGCGGTTCACCACCGCAGCCACATTGAACGAACTGCTCAGCACAAGCTGTACCACCGTCACGGTCCACGTGATTTGGGACACCTGCTGCTCACTGCCTTCCCCGACCGTCACGCGGACACGCACAGTGTTCGTGCCGGTACCGAGGTACTTGGTCACGTCCACGCTGTTGCTGCTGCCGGCTGACAGGGCCGATTCCAGCGTGCTGCTGTTCGCGCCACGGCTTATCGTCACCAGTGCCTTGGCGGGGTTGCCCGTGCTCTCGCCCGTGGAGGTGTCCACATGGTCGTAGGTATATACCAGCCTGACGGTATCGCCAAGTTTGACAGTCGGGTTGGCCGTCACGCGGGTCAGCACGATCTTGTTGGCCGACACGCTGCCGCCACCGCCGCCCGTGAACTGGTCGCTCGTGCTCAGCACCTCGCCGTTCTCGTCCAGGAGGGACAGGGAGTAGGCTTTCTCGTCGCCCGCGCCGATCTCGTTCAGTTGCAATGCCGCGCCGTACTTGCCGCCCAGCTTCTTGAACTCGGCTGCCACGGCCTTGTTCTCGACGGGGTTTGTGCTGTTCCCGTCCAACGTCTCGTCAATCTCCATGACGGGGATGTCAAGGTTCACGGTACCCTCCCCGTCCGGGGACAGCTCGCTTGTGGCCGTGCCCTTCGTCACTTTTATCTTCTTGACCGCGTCACCGCCGCCGTACCGGTTCCAGGCGGAAGGGGTGAGGAATGAGGATATGTCCGTGCCCTCGAAGCGGTAGTCGAGCCATTTGCCCGCGCCCGCTTCGAAAGTGATGACCATGCCGGGCTTGGCTTCGTCATCGATGTCCGCACCAGAGAGGGCGGCGACGGCGGTCGCCTTGGTATAATACCCGGAAGTGAGCGGATGCAGCTGCGTCACGTTGTAAAAACCGCTCCCTGTGCCGCTGCCACCGCTCGCTGCAACAAGGTCTCCCTCCTCGTCGCTCCACACATACAGCGTGTCGCCACAGAGATATGACTTGTCCTTCAGCAGCGAGAGGCCGTTGCCGTGGTACAGCGAGGCGGAGGGCACGCCCTCCACGCTCCAGTTGTTGTAATAGCTGCCGCCGACTTCATAGACAAAGTTATTCGCGCTGCGTAGCCACACCACCCGGCCGCCAGCCTCCACGGTGGATTGCTGTTTTACCGTGCCGCTCTCCACAATGGCTTCAAAACGGGCGGTCGCGCCCTTCAGTGCGGCAAGGGAGGTACCCTCATAGCTGGACGCGGCAAGGTTGGCCGCCGCTGCCGCTTCATTGGCGTCATCGGCGGCAGTCTGTGCAAGTCCGGCATTCTCATTCGCCGTTTCTGCCGCACCTTCAGCCAAGGTCGCGGCTTTCGAGGCTGCCGTGGCGGCGGCGTTAGCGGTCTTGGCGGCGTCATCCGCCGGTTTGCTCAGCAGGGTCAAGGGTGCGCTTACCACATCTGTGCCGCGCATGGCGGGAAGGGAGGTGATGCCACTGAGCGTGCTGACGGTCTCCAGCTCGTCCACGCTCTGGCTCTCGGCCTTGATACGGTTGAGAACTTCATTTACCAAGGCGGTCTTTTCGGTTTCTGTCAATGCCATAATCATTCGTTTTTATCGGGTTCCTGTCTGTCAAGCATGGCCGAGAAAGCGTCTATCACGTTGGGCAGGCAGTAGTTCTCCACCGCTCTGCGTATGAGTTCCGTTTCCTCGTCACTGTATTCCGCCTCCCCGTCGCTTTCGTAAATCTTCAATGCCAGGTGAAGGGACTTGATACCGCTGATCCGCGTATAAAGCAAATCGGCGAAGGGCTCTCGCGCATCGACAATCTGATGCGACTTCCTGCTTATCCCGGTTGGGATGCTGAGTTCTTTGAAATTCAACTTCTTCATATTTATTTAGCTTGAATGGTTCAATATCTGGTAGCGGAATCCGTCTATCTTGGTTATCAGGACTATCACTGAATCACCGGCAGCCATCTTGTAGTCCGTAAGATTCTCGTTATGGTCATAAATGCCTTTCAGGGTTATCGGCAGTGACCCCGTGCGGACAAGGAAAGTCACCATCGTCGCAAAGTCATCGGGAAGTGCGCTCAATCCGAATTTGCTGGCTATCGAAGCCTCCGTCGGAAGTGTAACTTCCGTACCGCTGTAGCCCGATTTGTTGTAATACATCAGGATGATGTTGTGCTGCGAGAAGTCCACGGAATAACTGCTGCTGCCGAAAGTAAGGATGTTGGCCTTCGTGTTGATAAAGGCGGGAGCCATCAACGCGGCGTTGCTGCTGATTCCGTAGTTCTTCGTGCCGCCGGACACGTCGATGAACAAGCCATAGTTGGCTTGGTCTAAACCATAGTTGCCATACGTGTTCGGATGATTGTTCACGATACGTCCTGTAGCCGTGAATGCACCGCCGGCGGAACCGGGTATCACATCGTTGCCGAACATGACATATCCATTACTCCCGCCCACGCGTATAAAATTGTCATAGATGGCAAGGCTGCCTCCGGAACCTTGGGCCGTGGCCACGGAACCTATACGGCCTGCCGCGATTTCAAAACCGCCGACTATCTCGTATTCGCCGGTCTCGTAATTATATTGGCGAGTACCGCCCAGCTTGCCGGAAATCGCCACCACTTCGCCCAGGAACTTCCCGTTGATGGTCTCGATGCTCCCATCCTCCAATATCTTGAAATTGCCGTTGGCGGTGACAAGCCCTTCCAGCTTGATGTTGTCCGCAGTCAGTTTGATGACGGTCTTGCTGTTTCCGTCGGCATCGGTTTCTTCGACCGATACGCCGATGAGCGCGACCTTGCCGTCCGCGCCCTGCGCATAGATGCCGCTGCCTTCGGGTTTCACCACGAGGCCGGTTTCCTGAAGCAGGTTCTCGTCCTTGTCATAAATGGCCGCCGAAAGTTTCACCAGCCGTTCGCTTTGCTCAAGCAGCGTCCGATACTTGTACGTCAGGTTCTCCACCTTGTCGGTGCTAAGGATAAGCATATAGAGGTAGATGTCCCCGTCGAACTCCAGACGGAAGTCGCCGGTGCCGTTCCAAAGGCCGTCGCAGGCGTACTGCACATAGCCCTCCGTCACGCCCAGTTCCTCCTCCACCTCCATGCTGTTGAAGTTGGCGAAGCCGGTCTTGTCCACACCCTCGAAACTTACTTTCAACGTCCCGGCCTCGGCACAACGGTAGAGGAAGCTAAGGTACACGGGCAGGGCGGTCTTGTTGCCGTCACCGTCCGTACCCATCGCGGGGATGCTCCGCAGGTTTTCATGCTTCTGCACGATGTATTTGTTCCGGATGCGAACCACCGTGCGCCCCATGTCGGTCACGACGCTCGCGCCGTCTCCCTTCTTCGTCAGCACGTTATTATTTGCCCAGACCCATTTGTTCCCGGCAAGGAAGAAAACGGTCTCGTTCTCGGTGTTCCACTTCTCCAGACCGGAGGCGAAGGAGGCATTGTTCAGGTAGCCTTTCTCGCCTGTAAAGTCGTCACGGAGGCCGTCCACGGCACTTTGTATCTGGCCCTCGGTGATTTCAAACTTTGTCTTGATGTCCTCGCCGGTGACAAGCAGGAACGTCCCTCTCAAGTAGGCGTTATCGGAATAGATGCCGTCGCCGTGGGGCTGGTTGTCGGCGGGAAACCAGTCGTCGCTTATGCCGTCCAAGTTGCCCAGCCGGGTACGCAGACTGCCGGCGAAGCCTTTGCCCTTGACACCGTTATACACGTCGATGCGCGGCTGGCCGTCCTCCGTCGCGCTTATCAGGATGAGGTTCTGGCGCAACGGGTTCTCCGTATTGCCCATCAGCACGCACTCGTCCCCGGCTGCGGGTGCCACACCGCCGAACTCGCTCTTGGCCACCTGTATGCCACCGGTGCCGGCTGCCGTGATTTCCACCCAGTAGGCATGCTGCTCAGTGCCGTTTTTGAACGTGGCGCAGCGCATCAGGTCGTGCGCCACGAAGGTGTTGTCATGCTCGAAAGTGATGCGGTAGTAGTCCCCCTGCTCCTCCACGGCTTTTATCTTGCCGTTGGCGGCACTCACACACAACTGGCCGCCCACGCTCCGTACACGTTCGATAAGTAGTTCCAGAATGACCATGATCTGACGGACGGTCAGCTTGTCCACCGTCAGGTTGGCCAGTCCGTTTTCGTCCAGCCAGAGTTGCCAGCCCTCTCCCAAGAGCCCGTCCACGAATTTCGGGCTGCGCAGGAACTGGAGCAGCACCGCGCTCAACAGGCGGGCGTTGCCCTCGCCGTCGATTTCCCCGTTCTCTTCCTGACCGATGCCGATGCCTTCCTCAAACGTGATTTTCTTCTTCGCCCGGTCAGCTTTCTTCTTGTTCAGGAATTCCTGCTGGCTGCGGCGGGCGGAGAAAAGGTTGTTGTCTGTCGGGAGCGTGTTGTCCCACGAGCGTATGATGTCCGGCAGGCCCAGGCTCTCGGTTTTACCCTTCACGTAGCTTTTCACCTCGCCGATACTGTCGTTCACTTTCTCCAGCGCACCGGTCTGAAGGGCGTCGCTTATCTCCAGATCCATCTGGGAGGGCAGGTTCACCTTCCGCGTTATCTTGGTGATGCGGCTGCTCCGATAGCCCGTTTCCGGGAAGTACTTGCCGCTCTCCAGCCGCACGCGCCGTCCCACGTATAAATCGGCATGGTTGTCCTCTATCCACACGTGGTCGGTGGGCGCCTTGTACACGCTGATGTCCTGCCAGTGCTCCTCGTTGAATTTGTCCACCGCTTCCCGGAACTCGGCCTCGGCTATCGGGTAATACTCGTCCGGCATACGGATATTCCACAGGATATAGTGGTCGCCGGCCCGCGGCACCAGTGCGCCGCCCGGAAGCTGGCGGCCGTCATCGTAGGGCCATATCGTGATAATCTCGAACTCACGTGTCTTGCTGTCGTAGTTCACCTCGAAGTAGTGGTCATCGTCAGTACCCTGACCCTCCAGGTCGCCGTCCTGGAACGACACGCGCTTGGTCTCGCCCGCCAGTTCGTATCTGTTGGGGTCGAAGTTCAGGCTCTCGTCCTTGAAATAGTATATCGTAAAGGCGTTGCCGTCCTCGTCCTTCGTATCCACGCTGCGCACGCTGCTCACCGTGCCGGTACGCCTTGGGAATATGCCGCTGAAGGCGTCCTTCTCGTAACGGTCGTAAATGCCGTACTCGTCGGTATGCAGTTCCACGTATTTCCTGCCGTCGGGCAGCATGAGGCGGCTGTGGCCGTATTTCTCCGGGTCGATGTTCCGCGTGCTGCCTATCGGGAACAGACGGGTGTAGAAGCCCTCCGTGTTCGAGGTGTCGCACTCCAGTTCCGTCAGCCCCTTGCCGTAGCCCAGCGTTATCTCTTCGCCGTGCTCGCAGCGGCACACGTTCACCGTCTGCCCCTCCGCCCACCATTCGGCCTGCCCGCCCGCTTTCTCGGCTATCTCCTTCAGGGCCGCATCGCAGAACTTGCCCTCATAGTCGATGGTAATAAGGGCCGTTCCGTCCACCCGGCCCACCTTCCAGTCCGTGGTGTGGTCCATGCCGTTGTTGATGCACTTCACCACCATTGCCACATGTTCCCTCGGCGTGGCCGTCAAGGTAAATACCGGCTCCCCGTCGCCGTCTGTCGTCTCCAGTACAAGGAAACGTTTTATCAAGCTCTCTATGCCGTACAGCTTCAGGTCATACGACCACTCCGACTCGCTCTTCTGCTTCGGGGCGTACTTCTCCTGAAGCCAGTAACGCTCGCCCTCGAAGTCCGTGTAGTCGTTCACGTCCAAAGGGACATGTTCGTAATGCGTGAAGGAGAGGGTCAGGACGTTGTCGCCCTGAATCTCCTTCTGCTGGGTGCTGCTGTCATTGGCCGCAACCTCAGCCCTTACCTGACCGTATCTGTCGTATATTGTTAGAAGCATATTTGAACGTTGTTATAATGCGGTTAGATAATTGGAACCGGCTCACGGAACTTCACCTTGAACCGGCCGGCATGGACACCCTCTTTCCATATATAAGTCAGCGGGGTGAACTTCGTGCTGTCCGTGTATTTCACGTGTAGCGTCAGGTCAAGTTGGGGGAAGTGGATGTCCAGCCAGCCGCCGTTGCCCGCCTTCAGGAAGTTGATGAAGGAAAAATAGTTCTTCAGCCATCCCGCCTGAGTCTTGTTATACAGGGCGAAGCAGAGGGTCACGTCACGCGGCTCGTTCCTCGGTGTCAGCACAGCGGAGTATTTTTCGCCTTGCTCTTCCCTGATATTGACAGCCGTGTCTTTCTTGGCCTTGCTCGGTGTCAGTATCGCCGTCAGGTTGTCCATGCCGCCGCGCTTCTCCTCGGCCAGGAACACGCCGTATTCCGTCCAGATGTCCGTGCCGTTCATCAGCACCAGTCCGCTCAGTATCTTATCCATATCACTTTACTTTTAGTCCGTCACGTATGATTTTCACCATGTTTTCCGCTATCTTTTCCAGGTATTCCGCGCTCTTCCCGGTGTTCTCCTCTATCTTCGCCAGATGGTTCTCGGCCGCGTTCATCTTCTCCGACACGTTCTCCATCTTCTCGTCCATGCTGCTCCAGTGCTGCAGACCGCTCGTGAACATCCCTTCCAGCTTGGTGCCCTGGTCCTGCGTCATGGCGGCAAAACCGCCGACTTTCGCACTTTGGCTCGTACCACTGCTGTCGCCGAGGTCGATGCCGGTCGCTTCGCTGATGGCGTCCAGACGGTCGTTGGCCGCACTCATCGTGTCCTCGAAGCGTCGGCGCCAGTTCTCCAGGTAATTCCGGTCTGCAGTACCGTCTATCAGGTGTTCCGACAACTCGTCATAGAGAGGCTCCAATACCTTGGCAAGGTCTTTATACATGAAAGCGTTGAGCAAGGCTTCCGAGAGGGTGTCTTCCGTGAATTCACCCAACGCACCCACATCACTGCGCATCTGCTTCAGGACGTCACGGGCATTCGTAAGGAAACTGTCGAACGATACGCCCATCACCATCTCCTGCATGCTCTGATAGCACTCCTCTATGTGCTGCTTCAATTCCTCTATGCTCTTGCCGCTCGCCACCCAAGCCTCGTAGTAATCACGGGCCGCATTGCTCAGTTTATTCTGGTTGTACCATAATTCTATCTGCTCGGCACTATATCCACGCAAACTCCATTCGGCGGAACCTCCGTTCAGGGAGTTACCCCATTCGTAATATCCATTACTGCCCTGCAGCCGGTTCCAAAGGTTGTCGTATGATGCAGCTTCAGCTTTCAAGTTTTTCTGGTACTGTTCCAATGCGGCCGACTGTGCCTCCCATACGCTCACGCTCGCAGGCTTTGCGTAGCCTTTGGCAACAAGCCAGTTCAGCGTCTCCACATCCTTGATGATGTTGCTTATCTTGCTTTGGTCGGCGGCATATATCTCGGCACGTTCACGGATGGAACGGTTCGTCTCTATCTCTGCGATGTACCACTGCCGTTTCATCTCCTCCATCTTCTCCTTCCAGCTTGTAAACATCGATACGATGCTTGCCAGACCACTCAGGGCATTGGTGATGCCGCCTACGATATCGCCGCTCCATATCTGTGCGATACCCGTACCCATGTCCATCACGCCGTCACAAAAGGTGAGCATTTCCTCCATCGACTGCGAGAAACGGTCACCGAACACCGCACCCAGGCTGTCTCCCCATCCCTTTATGGTCTTGGTCAGTTCCTTGCCTTTCGTATTCAGGTTCTTCACCGCACCGCTCACATCCCCTCCTTCCTTCATGGCCTTCGTCAGGTCTTTCCATGCCGTGCGGAATGAAGTGAAGGGGTTGTTCTTCTCCAATTGCTTGCGGATGGCATCAACCTGCTTCTTCATCTTCTGGAACTCTGCCACGGTCACCTTCACGCTTTTCTGGACGAATTTCCCGTCGGCATCCTTGTAGGGCACACTGATTTCCACACCGTCGCCACCCACCTTCGCATTCGCCAGCACCTCCTTCGCCTGTGCGTAAAAGTCCCTAAGAACCTTATAGCCTTTTTCAGAGGTGTCCGCAAACAACTTGTCATAGAAATCCGTGCTTTGCAGTATCTCGTTCTCCAATGACTGAATTTCCCTACGATAGGCTTCCGTCCGGGCATGGATGCTGCTTTCCACCTCTGCCGTATCACTTCCGCTTTCCCGCAAGCGGTTCAATTCCTCCTGCAGCACTTCCATGTCAGCCGCGTATGTGGTATCAATGCCGCGACGTTTCTGGTCATAGTCCTTGTATTGTTCCAGCAGGCTGTTCAACTTCTCTTTGCCTTTCTTTACTTCATCGTCCTCTACCTCGCGGACTCTTCCCTCCATGCTTCCCTGCGCCAGTGCATAGGCGTCTGTCAATGCACTTCTTTGTTCCGCAGTGAGTTCCCCGTCTTGCGCATCGCGCCACTTTTCCTCCTGTGCCTGTATCTCGGCAATCTCCTGGTCATAGTCCAGTTTGATTTGCCGGATACGCCGCTCGCTGCCTTCTGCCATTTGGTTGATTCTTGCCTGCTCGTTTTCCCAGCGCAACCGTTGCAGTTCCTGCGCGCGTTGCAGTTCCGCAGCCATCTCACGCTCGTGTTCTTTTTGTGGATCGTAACCCTTGCCGTTTGTCGGTTTAGGACCGTCCGGCTTTGTATGGCCGCCTATATGGCTGTCCTTGCCCACCTGTGCTGCCTGCCGGGTAAGTTCTTCCGCCTGGCGGAGATAGTCTTCACGTTCCGCCTCCGCATCTCTTATCGCCTTTTCCTTGGCGGCCTTGTTGTGGGCATCGATGGCCGCCTGGGCATCAAATTGCACACCGGGCTCCGATGCCTGGGCAAAATACAACATGCTTTTCCTGAACCAGCCAATCGACCCTTCCACATCATCCTGACTGGTCGCCTTTATCTTGTTGAGTTTGTCATCCGCTTCTACTGCCTTGTTCACCATTGCCTGTGCCTTGGCCTGAAGGAACAGCATCTGGATGTAGTCGGCTGACTTCTGTGTGAGGATGTCATACCATTCGGCCACCGTATCATAATACCCAAAAGCCTCACCGTATTTGCGGTTCAGTTCATCTGTCTTTCTCTTCTCCTCTTCCTTGCTGCCGGAAAACTCCTTCAAGCTGCGGATGGTACTGTCTATCTCAAACCGGGTCTTTATCATCTGGGCGCGGCCCCCGCTCTCTATCTCCACCATTTCCTGCGCTTTCCGCGCGGCTTCTTCCTGCGCATCACTGTATTTGTTCCAAAGCACAATCAGGCCGGTAATAACGGCAGACAGGCCTAATGTCAGCGTGGCCATGAGTGCCTGCGCCGCCACGGTGGATATGCCTAATGAAGTGGCAAGACGTGTATTGGCCGCCGTTAGGAGATTCTTCATCTTCACGACAGTCACCAGACGGAATGCGCTGTCTTTGTTCAGCGTGTTGAACACCTGCTGCAACCCCATGGTAACGGCCATCACGCTCTGAACCCTCGCCTGTACCTTGGCAAGGTTCTCATTCTCGGATGCAAACAGGGACAATGCACCGGTGGCGGCCGTAAACATACCGGAAAGGCCGCTCACGCCGGACATGAAGCCCTGGAGGTTTGCATCGTCATTGCTGAGGATATTCGTCTGGGTACGCAAGTCGGCAATGGTATCCGAAAGGTTGGCCGCTTCAGCAGCCATCTTGCGGTATTCCTCGCTGTCCTGTCGGCCTTCCAGGCGCATTTTGGCCATTGAATCCTGGAGTTCACGGAGTTGCATCGACAGGCGTTTGTTACTCTCTTTGTTCCTATCCTGTTCTGCTGTCAAAGAAGCAAGGATAAGTTTTTCTTCCTCCAACGCTTTTTTGGCGGCATTCAGTTCGGCAAGGGCGGCACTCTGTGCATTGCCCGGAGCGGCGTTCTTGTAGGATTTTTCCAATTCCTTGATGGCCGCCTGGGTTCCTTTTATCAAGGATTTACTCTCGGCTATTCTTTCAGCAAGGCTCAGTTGGGAAATGGCGGCTTTCTCCTCAGAACCGGCGAGTTTGTCATGCTCCTTGGCGAGGTCACTCACGGCCTTTTCAGCCTGGCGGTGCTGCTGCTCCAGTGCTGCCAGAGCACCGCGTTCCTCGTCCAGAACCTTCCGGCAGGCAACCACGTCTGCGGTAAGGTCACGCTGTGCCGTACCGGGCTTCATGCCGGCAAGCTGCCGTTCCATGCGGTCGAGGTCGGCAGCCACACCGTCAATGACCTTATGCTGCTCGGCTATTTTTACGTTAATAGCCTCGGAAGCGGCCTTGGCACGGTCTATCAGGTTGTCCACCGACTGGCCGGCTTTGTCAAGACCGCCGCTGAGGTTGTCTTTCATGAGAAATTCTATTTCTACTGGCTTGCTCATTACGTTTTACTTTAATTGGCTTTGAAAAAATCCCAATAATTCTTCTGCTTCGGCACTGGCCACATCAGCATCGATGGGTTCAGGGGCGGCATTGCCCTCGATATGGCCGCCACCCGGAACTTTTGTCCGGACACGTCGGTAACGCGGAGCATCGCTCAGCATCATTATCAGGGTTTGATAATTTACGCCATATAGGATATACTTCACGCTCCATCCCGTCGCCGCTGCTATCTGCCACACAAAACCGAAAGGGCTATGGGAACCTTCATACTTGGTCCTTAACTCCCCTTCATTCTTTGGCTCAGTCTCAGCCTCATCGGATTCGTCCGCTCGGCAGAGCTGATAATGGGTGTAAAAGGGTCTGTGCCCATCAGCGACTCGAACGTGCGTACAGCGGCCACCTGGTACTTGTATTCCACAAAGTTGCGGATAGCCCACGCCAACAGTCCTATGAAGAGATGCCGCAGCACATAACCGCGACACACCGTATAGGCCATGATGCGCGACAAGGTTTTACCATGTGTGGCCAGAAAGGCCATCTGCCGCATCTTCGACATCTGCTCCACCTTTTCTGTCGTCACGCCCATGTCCAAGTAAAGGCGCGCTATCTCTATCTGCGCCGACAGTGTAGGCCGGCGCATTGTCATACGTATTGTAAAAGGCTTCTTGCGCCAAGGAATACGAATATCCTTAAACGGTACGGAGACACCCCGGTCAAGGAGTGCCTCCGCCGCCTCTTTTTCTATCATGCGCTCCATACGCTATGCCTGATCGTCTGACGGGATATCCACAATCTTATAAGGAGAACCGCCTTCTTCCGGCTTCATCACCCTTATCTCGCACTCCACTTTCGACACTTCCGTCAGTGTCAGCTTGCCGCCAAGGTTACTCAACAGTTTGCCGTTCGGGATGCTGCAACGGCGACCGCTCATGAAGTCTATCTGCCACGGGCCTTTCAACTCTATTAGTTCAGATGGCGCACACCAGCCGGTCGGTGCTCCTTCAGAGCCTTCCAGCGTACCTCCTAAGCTCAACTGGAGGTTCTTATAGTCCAACTGGATTAAGTTGAATGTCGGGTTGATTGTACCGTTCTTCTGCTGTAGGGAATCCACCGGGGCATCTGGAACTTGTTCTGCCTCCACATCGGTGCTCTCCGGCTTTTTACCTCCCCAGTCAAACGAGCCCTTCTCAATCCAACCTACAACTTTTTCGTTGAACTTCAACTGGGCTATACCATAAATGAGTTTATCGCTCTTTTTCATTTCGTCTCTTGATTTTGAGGGTTATTACTATGCCGGCCAAAAATCCGGCTGCTAATGTTGTCAATATCTTCCACCACGCGTTGGGAGGCTTCTTTTCTTCCTTCACTTCCTCCCTCTGGCGGTCGATGGTTTCCTTATATCCGGCGGAAAGCCGTTCGTAGTAGTCCACCAGCCTTTGCAGGCTGTCGCACGAGGCATATACCACAATGGTTCCCGGTTTTGTACCCTTGCTCACGTCAAGGTTCGTCCTGCCGCTTTTCGCGTGGTACGATGCACCGGACGGAAGGTCAAGGAGGCTGTCCAAATTCAGAGTCAGGCTCACTTCCGACTTCGGGATTGGCTCCACGGTCATATACCGTGTCTCGTTCACGGTGCTATCCCTTGCCTCTGTCCGTACCTGTTCTTTCGCCGCCACGGTCTTTCGGCTGCTCGCGCAACCGGTCAAGCACAGGGCAGCCGTCACGATGCTCGCAACTGTTAGCACCGTCAAGTGCCTTTCTGAGCCGGGCCATCTCGCGTGTGTTGCGGGCAAGTTCCTTCTTCGTTTCCATGAGTTCTTCCTTTGTTTCACCAAATTCATCTTTCAAGGGTTTTACGATGTTCTCCATAAGGATGCGGGTGGCATGTTCGGCGTTGTCTATACGCACCGACTCGGCATCGGCCTCTGCCTTCACCGCTTCCGCTTTCGCTTTCCTGGCAGTCGAGCGCAGGGTGGCAATAGTCACCACCGTGCCGAAAAGCCCACCGCCGAGAACGATGTTCAAGATTTCACTGAATTCCATGCCACTCGCTTTTTATTGATTTATACCTATTGATTTCAGCCACTTCTGCACATCGAAGCTCGGACAGGCTTTCGCCGCCATCTCGTTGTGACCGATGATTCTCACCTTCGGGAAACGGCAGTGAAAATCCTTCACATAGCGTTCCAGTGCAGTCCGTTGGTCATTCGTGCGGGTGTCCTTCGGGGTCTTTCCGTCCTTAGCGCACCCGCCGCTGTAAACCACATGGCGGCTCACACTGTTATAGCCTGCAGCACCGTTGGTTACCTCCCAGTCATCCACCCATGCGTCCTCGTTGTTGTCCACAAGCCGCTCCACCTTTCCGTCCAGATGGATAAGGTCGGTATAGCCAACCTGCTTCCAGCCCCTGCCGCCTTTGCTCACGGGGTCGCAGTGCCAGTGGCGGATGTCCGCCGCCGACACCTCACGCCCCTCCGGAGTGGCTGTGCAATGGATGACCAGGTTTTTCAGTTCACGCCTTGCCATCGGTCAATCAGTTTCCTGCATTTTCCCCGCCCGTGGTTCCGCCGGACGTATTGCCTCCGGATGTGCTGCCGGTACCGCTCATCATCACCACGCCGGCATCCGCTTTCTTGAACATGCAGATGAAGTAGTGGCGGAAGTTAATCTTGTTGCGCTGGTATTCCGGGTCTTTCTGAGCCTCGCTGAAATACATCTTTGTCGATCCGGTGGCCTTGAACACGCGGGGCGTGTAGAAAGCGAAAGAGCACTGGAACTCGCCGTCGGCAGCCGCGGCACCCACGGACTTCTTCTTCCCGGCTGTCGTGTACACGGGGTTGTTACCGTACTCGTATATCTGGAAACCGTACAGGTTGCCTACCTTGCCGGTGTTGCGGTCGATGTTGTACTGCTCGCGGAAACGCTGGTCCACAAGCAACAGGTCGTTCACATGGTCGGGGCACAACACCAGGCGGCGGTTCTCCGAAGGCACTTTCAGCTTGTCAAGCGCGCGCTTCATCTCTACAAGATCGTTAGGTGTAAGACGCTTGCGCCCCGTCTCAGAATCAACCTCACCGGAAGTCTTCAACACTGGGGTGGTTTTCGAGTGCTCGGTGGCGCATAGCGCATGGGCGGCCTTGGCGAACTTCGCATCGTTGATGGCGTTGCCGTGGCTCTCTTTCACACGCGCCATCTTGTCGTAGCTGATAGCGTACAGTTCGTCATCGGTGATTGGGGTCACTTTCGACTGGAACTTGTCAAGGGAAATGGCGATATCCTTGTCATCCAACGCCTGCAAAGGAATCGGATAAGTTGTGTTGTTGATAAGCACGTCCGGGTCCACACCTACCTCCACCAAATGGATGACATCATTGTTCACGATACTCGACTGGTCAGGAACACCGTCCAGCCAGGAACCGGCAAGACCGTTACGGAGGACTTTCACCAGTTCACCGGTCCAAATTTCCGTATAGACACCGGCACGCAGCACAGGCGTTGTCTCGCCGGACATCCCCATAAGGAGACCCACGGCGTTCATGCAAAGCATACCAGAGGTGGGAGATACACCCGCTACGGCCGCTAACATTCCACCCGTCATGCAGTTGAAAAGGACGGCGGCCAAAAGCATTACAATTTTTTTGCTCATTTCTGTTTCGTTTTAAAGGATTGATAATTTAGTCTTCGATTTTACACTCCATGCCATACTCGGCCTTGTACAGCCGCTTGTACTCGTCCGGCTGCTGCTCACGTATCTCCAGCAATTTGTCGCTGGGGACTTCGCTCAGTTTTTTGTAGGTGGCCGTTTCCGTCTTGGCGGTACCATGCGGTCCGAGGACGGCAGAGAGTTTTACCTGCGGTGACATGGTAGATAAAACATTTTCCAAATCCTCCGCACCAATCTTTTTCCCAAGGTCGATGAACTGTTGTTTGCTCTCGGCTCCGATGCGTTTCTCACCGATGGCTTTCTCCACAAGGGAGGTGATGTTCGCCAGAGTCAGTGCGTCATTCTCCTTCTGGAGTTTCGCATTCTCCTCACCGGCCGTTTTTAATGCGCCGATTTTCTCCGCTATCTCGGCATCAGTCGCCGTTTCCGGCAAGCCCAGTTGCAGGGCAATGGCTTTGTTTTCCATTTCGCTTTTTGTTTTTTGATGGTTATTACTCAGTTCCGGCAGTGGACACTCGCCGTCCCTGCCCAATGTGATTCGTTTGCCGTCCTTTTTCAGCACGAGGGCATCGTCGTTGGCACCGATGTCCACCACGGAAACCTCGAACAACTTGCTTTTGGTGATGGTCGGGCTGGTCTGCCCGGCGACAAGGTGCGCGCTGTCCTCGCTCATCTCTATGATGTCGAGCCCCGCGCTGACCATTTTCAGGCTGCCAAACTCAAACTGTTTCTTGCACCGTTTGCTCAGTTCTGTCGCCTCATCAAACACCAGTTCGCCGGTCACCTCGTTGTTCTCCACTTTGATGTCCTTCACATAGCCTATCACGTTGCCGCGCTCGTGCATGTAGAGCAGCACCGGATTCCGGCAGTATTGCTCCACGTTCATGCCTGCCGTCAGGACACGTGTCCCGTAACTGTTCAGGCTGTCGTTTGAAATGCGTACTCGTTTGTTCATTACTCTGTTATTTTTTGCGTTTCGCGCTGCAATATTACTGGGTAATCCGCTAACAGACAAAAAAGTATGAAATGGTTGCATACTTCTATGAAACCGTTTCACGACTTTTTGGCAAACGCATCAAAACACCGCAAATTTGCACATGCAAAACAGTTCCTGCAGGCGTTGAAAACGCCTGCTATATGTGTAACTATAAACTTTATCAGAAATGACAAAGGCAGAAACAGAGAAGAAAAAGTCACTCGCCAGGTCACTGTACATGGCGGGCATGGAGCAGCAGGAGATTGCCGAAAAGGTCGATGTCTCCCGCGTGACCATTTCCAAGTGGTGCAACACCGAGGGATGGAAGGAGGCACGTGCGGCGAAAAACGTCACACGCCCCGAACTGGTAAACAAACTGCTGCTGACCATCGACACGCTCATCACACAGGTGAACGAATCCAAAGACCCCACGCTTGTCGCCGGACTTGGCGATAAGCTCGCCAAACTGTCCTCCGTAATCGAGAAACTCGACAAGAAGGCAAACGTGGTGGATGCCATCGAGGTGTTCATGGCGTTCTCCAAGTGGATAGAGTACCGCTCCACTATCGACCCGGACGTGACACCGGAACTCATCAAGGCCATCAACAAGTACCAGGACATGTACATCACCGAGCAGATGGGCATAAAGTAAGAGGCTACCTATGGCAACTGCAGCAGAAAAGAAACAGGCTTACGAGCAATGGAAGGAACACTGCAAACGGGTCCAGTCCATCACGGACACCGCATTGCTTGCCAACGAGGTACCGATAGAACGTGACAGGCGTATCGCCCGACTGCGGTCCAACTATGCCGCATTCTGCGAGTATTACTTCCCGCACTTCCTTACGTTGCGCGACAAGACAACAGGAGAGGTCATACGCACCGTGCATAACGCACCGTTCCACAACGAGGCAGCACGGAAAATCCGCTCCACGCCCGACCTCAAGGCAGTGTTCATGTGGCCTCGCGGACACGCCAAATCCACACACATGGACATATTCGTGCCGCTATGGCTCATGTTCCAGCCCAAAAGGCTCATCAGTTTCATGGTAGTGGTCGGAAAAAGCGAGGACAGTGCCGTCCGGCTGCTGGGCGACATACAAGCGGAACTGGAGCACAACCAGCGCATCATCGCCGACTTCGGCAAACAGCGTGCGTCGGCATCGTGGCAGGAAGGCGAGTTTAAGGCAGCAAACGGGGTCAAGTTCCTTGCCTGCGGACGCGGGCAGTCACCACGAGGCTTGCGTGACCGCGAGGCACGTCCTGACTACATTGTCATCGACGACCTCGATGATGACGAACTCTGCCGCAACGAGAAGCGCGTGCATGACCTGACAGACTGGGTAAAGGAAGCACTGTTCGGCGCGCTTGACGTGGGACGCGGACGGTTCATCATGGTGGGCAACCTCATCAGCAAGACTTCCGTCCTTTTCAACATCTCGCGCACGAAAGGCGTGTTTCTCTCGAAGATACTGGCGGTGGATAAGAACGGAGAGCCGGTATGGAAGGAGAAGTGGACGAAAGAGGAGGCGCAGCTTTACCGCGACTTCGTGGGCTACCGGGCATGGGAGAAGGAGATGATGCACAACCCCATCGTGGACGGTACCATCTTCCGCGCGGACTGGATACGCTACAAGCGTCTGCCGAAGCTCACGAAATACGAGATGCTGGTATGCTACACCGACCCTTCGTTCAAAAGCACCACCTCCAACGACTACAAGGCGTGCCGTCTGTGGGGCAAAATAGGGAGCGAACTGCACCTCATAGACTGCTTCGTGCGTCAGGCAACTGTCGGCGAGATGGTACGGTGGCTCTATGACCTCTACGAGCGCACACGTGATACCGCTTCTATCTTATTCTTCATGGAGGCGAATTTCATGCAGGATGTCATTCTCGACGAGTTCGCCGTGGAGGGAAACCTGCGCGGGTACCAGCTGCCCATCATGCCGGACAAGCGAAAGAAGCCGGACAAGCTCCAGCGCATCGAGGCGGTCAGCCCGCTTTGGGAGCGCGGGTTCATTTATTACAACGAGGCGAAGAAGGATGACCCGGACATGCAGGTGGGCATCGAACAGACACTGGCACTGGAACATGGCAGCCGCATACATGACGACGCGCCGGACGCGGACGAGGGTGCGATATGGATACTGCAACGGAACACGAGGCAGGAGAGTTTTCAACCGGTGTTCGGCAAAAGGCCGACCGCCAAAAACAGTTGGTAGTATGATAAAACTGATAAAAGACATCATTTTCGCTTGGAAATTCAAGCGTACCGTCAAGAAGGCGGACAAGCTGTCCCGGCTCTTCGGGATGAAGTATCTGGTGATTTTCCTGAACGGAGGACTGAAGGTCGTGCCGAAACAAACCATCCGGGAACTGGTACGCACACACCGGTTCCGAAAAGGCGTGACGGTAGCCGACATTGAGAAGCGTGCCTTGTATGTAACCCAATAAAAGCAGGAGGTGCTTATGTTTATCACGGAAGAGGATTACAGGGTGGTCATCGGCGATTCCGCGCTGAAAGTGGTGTCGCAGACCTCACAGGAGAACCGAGCCAACGCTGAATATGAGGCACAGGAGGAAATTTCCGGATACCTGCGCCCGAAGTACGACTGCGTGGCGGTGTTCGCCGCAGAGGGGGACGACAGGAACCGGCTCGTCGTCATGTACACCTGCGACATCGCGCTCTACCACATGAGTGCCGCCATGCCGCAGAAGATGGGTGCGGAAATACGGGAGGAACGCTACAAGCGGGCCATCGAATGGCTGGAAGGCGTACAGGCGGGGAAAATCTTGCCTGACCTGCCACTCGCAGTGGACGAGGACGGGGAACCGACCGGAGGCATGCTCGCTTACAGCTCACAGAAACAATTAAGACATAATTGGTGACAATATGGATATAAAAAACTTTTTCAGCGGCCTATTCCCGCCCAAGCCACGAGATGTACTGCACACGCCATACGGAGACTTTAACCTTGCCAAGAAGGAAGACCGCAAGCGCGTGCAGAAAATGGTCATCGAACTGCAGCGCACCACCGACGCGCTCACCCGGAAGGACATCGCCGACTGGCGCACGGCATGGCAACTGGCCATCAACGTGGACAGCCCCAACCGGCAGCGGCTTTACGACATATACCGCGACGTGGAAGTGGACCTACACCTTTCCGGATGCGTAGAGCAGCGCAGGGGATTCGTCATGGCAAAGTCGTTCAAGATCGTGGACGAAAAGGGGGACGAGGACGAAAAGGCATTGCACTACTTCGACCAGGCATGGTTCAAGCAACTGCTGCGCTATGCGTTGGAAGCGAACTTCTGGGGGCACTCGCTCATCGAGCTGGGGGAACTTGCCACCGACGGTGACGGCTGCGTCTGTTATTCCGATGTAAAGCTCCTGCCCCGCAAGCACGTTATCCCGGAATACGGGCGGGTCATCACGGACCTCGGACAAGACTGGACCACGGGCATCAGTTACCGCGAGCCGCCATTTACGGACTGGCTCATCGAGGCCGGGCGACCCGACGACCTCGGACTCTATCTCAAGGCGGCCACGCAGACTATACCCAAGAAGAACATGCTGGCGTTCTGGGACACCTTCGGGGAAATCTTCGGCATGCCCATGCGCATCGCACGGACGACATCCCGCGACAAGAAGGAGATTGACCGCCTCGACAAGATGTTGCGCGAGGCCGGGGCAAGCCTCTCGATGGTGGCAGGTCAGGACACAGAGATTGAATTCGTGGAGAGCGGCAAGGGCGATGCCTACAATGTCTATGACAAGCGCATCGACCGCGCCAACTCGGAACTCTCCAAGCTCGTCATCGGGCAGACCATGACCATCGAGGACGGCAGCAGCCTCTCCCAGTCGGAAACGCACCTGGAGGTGTTCCAGAACCTTGTGGAGAGCGACTGCGACATGCTGCGCGACATCGTAAACAACCAGCTCATCCCGCGCATGGTGCGCCACGGCTTCCCGGTCAAGGGGCTGCGTTTTGAGTGGGACAACGCGGTGGACTACACGCCGGAACAGCAGAAGGCATACGAGGAAATGGTGCTGCAGCACTACAAGGTCAAGCCCCAATATTTTGAGGAAAAATACGGAATGCCCTGCGAAGAAAAGCCGGAACCGGTCATGATGCCGGGCACTGGCAACAATGCGGAAGATACCAGGCAACAGGATGACAAAAAAAAGAAACAGCAAAACACGCATTCCCGTTTTTTCGACTGAGCCCCGATGACTATTCGGGGCTGCACCGACGTTATGCCGAATGGCTGGGGGCTGCACCACAGCCGCTGAAGCTCTCCAAAGAGCGCGAGGACGAAATCCGCAAGGAACTATCGTCGCTCTTCGACGGCATGATGCAGACGCTCTACTCCCTCAAGGGGTCGGAGTTCCGCATCGAGGTGCTCGCCAAGCCCAAGGTGCAGGAGTTCATCGATGCCCATGCCGCTGTGCTGGATTCAGGATTCAAGCAGGTGGAGATGTCCGAGGCCATGCGCCGGAGGCTGACACGCTCCGACTACATTTTCTCCGGCATGAAAACCTTTCACGAGCTGAACGAGGCGTTCCCGTCCCTGCTCGATGAGAACGGCAATAGAAAACCGTTCGAACAGTTTTTGAACGATGTCCACAAGATTGACAGTACTTACAATTCCAACTATCTCCGGGCTGAATACAACTTCGTGCAGTCGTCCGCTGAGATGGCGGCCAAATGGGAAGAGTTCATGGAGGACGGCGACCGCTACTATCTCCAGTACCGCACGGCAAAGGACGATAAAGTGCGCCCGGAACACGCCGCGCTACATGGCGTGACGTTACCCATGTCTGACCCGTTTTGGGAAGAGTATTACCCACCGAACGGATGGAACTGCCGGTGTACGGTCGTACAGGTACGCAAGTCGAAGTACCCCGCCACGCCGCACGACGAGGCGATGGTGCTTGGAGAGGAAGCACTACAGCGGGATTCAAAGGGCATCTTCCACTTCAACGCCGGAAAGGAGCAGAAGACCGTGCCGGACTACAATCCATACACCATACGCCGCTGCCGGGACTGCGATGTGGCAAAAGGAAAGCTGAAGCTGACCTTCATGCCGGACAACGAACTGTGCGCAGCGTGTGCCATCTTGCAGAAATGCGCCGGGGACAGGACAAAAACGCAACGGGCTATCGAGCGCACCCACTACCTGCACGAGATGGAACCGCTGCTGATCAAGTCCGTGACGAAAACCGCCGGGGACAAAAACCTGAACGTCGGGTTCACAAAATACGGTAACAGCCACCTCTTCTCCGACACGTTCGGAAGGTCACGCATCCTGTCAAAGGATGACTTGAAGGACTTGGGGGATGTCCTTGATGCCGCCTCATACATCGATGACTCGCCGCTGACACATCCAAGGACGGACGGCATTGAGCATTTCTATTACTTCAAGGCACAGATACGGGGACAATGGGTAAGGTTGAACGTGGCCAAACAGGTCTATCAAAGACCAAGCGGACAAATTGAGACACGCTATTTCATGTACTCAATAAATGACATATAAAAAAACGGAGCATCAAGAGCGGCTATTAGGTCTCAAATGCCAGTACGCCATTCTCTCAAAACTCCGTGTGCAAAGGTAATAACAATTTTTCAAAACACATCAGGTTATGGACAAAATCATTCTTTTTCTCAAAACATCCAACCGCAACAAGCACCTCATAGGCGGTTTTCTCGTGGGAATCTGCGCTATGGGCGCATGGACTGCTATCTATACCGCATTGGTCGCCGCATCCTGCCTTGAGCTAAAGGACAGGCTTCACGGCTGCCGGTGGGACTGGATTGACTGGAGCATCACCGCCATCGGGGGAGGTATCGCAGCCATTATTTGGCTGTTAATTTAACATTTATGCGCATTTTGCCTATATATTCCGTACCTTTGCACTCCGGTAGAGCCACCCAATAGGCCGTGTGGTCTATCGCGGGTACAACAATGCGAATGCGAATGGCGGTGTGTCGAATGCGAATGCGAATAACGATGCGTCGAACACGAACACGAATGTCGGCTCGCGTCTGGAAATCAAACTATCGGCGTACAGTACAGGGGACGTGTCCCCACGGCGGTGCCGAGGGAGGCAAGCCACAGCAACAGCAATTCTTTCTAATCCTCAAAGAATTGGAAAGTTTTGGAAAGCTGAAAAATCACGCGTCGGGAGGGTTTAGTAGGCCGTGGCGGTGACGGTGTGTCCGCGGCGGTTCGAGGAAGCAGTGCCCGGAGGAAGGAAGGCCAAATCCTTCTGATGTTTAACAGAAAAAGGAAGACGCTTATGCGAAGAGAAGGTCACATCGTGGAAGAGATAGTTGACTACGACAACATGTCAGAATCGTTCGTCCAGGTGCTCCGCGGCTCCAAGCGGAAGAAAAGCCGCCAGGGAAAATACCTGCTTGCGCACAAGGAAGAGGTCATCAAGGAACTGTCGGCGCAAATTGCCGAAGGCAGTTTCAAGGTGAGCGGCTACCGGGAAAGAACCATCACGGAGGGAGGCAAGCTCCGCCGTATCCAAGTACTATCCATGAGAGACCGCATCGCCGTCCATGCCATCATGGCCATTGTGGACAGTCACCTTCGGAAGAGGTTCATACGCACCACCTCTGCAAGCATCAAAGACCGGGGAATGCACGACCTGATGGATTATATCCGTAAGGACATGAAGCAAGACCCCAAAGGGACACGGTATTGTTACAAGTTCGATATCTCTAAGTTTTACGAGAGTGTCGGGCAGGACTTCGTGATGTACTGTGTACGCAAGGTGTTCAAGGATGAGAAGCTCATCGCCATGCTCAATGGATTCGCCCGCATGATGCCACAAGGCATCAGCATCGGGCTGCGCTCATCGCAGGGACTGGGCAATCTTCTCCTGTCTGTGTTTTTAGACCATTTTTTGAAAGACAAGTACGGTGTTCGTCATTACTACCGTTATTGCGATGACGGGGTCGTACTCGGTAAAACGAAAGCGGAATTGTGGAAGATTCGTAGCTTCATCCACGGGCAGATGGAACAGATAGGCTTGAAAATCAAGTCCAATGAACGGATGTTCCCCACTGCGGAAGGCATCGACTTTTTGGGCTATGTGATACGCCCAGATTACGTCTGGTTGCGCAAGCGCATCAAGCAGAAATTCGCCCGAAAAATGCACGAGGTTAAATCGAAAAAAAGGCGGCGTGTATTGGTAGCATCCTTCTACGGAATGGCAAAACATGCCGACTGCAATAATTTGTTTAATAAATTAACAGGCAAAGAAATGAGATCATTTAAGGATTTGAATGTCGCTTACAAGCCCGAAGATGGTAAGAAGCGATTCCCCGGCACTGTGGTAAGCATCCGGGAACTGGTAAACCTACCCATCGTAGTAAAGGACTTCGAGACGGGCATCAAGACAGACCAGGGCGATGACCGCTGCATCGTGGCCATCGAGATGAACGGTGAACCTAAAAAGTTCTTCACCAACAGCGAGGAGATGAAAAATATTCTCGCACAAGTAAGAGAAATGCCGGATGGATTCCCCTTCGAGACTACCATCAAGACGGAAACATTCGGCAAAGGTAGAACAAAATACATATTCACATGAGAAGAGTGGAAGGAAGCGCGGGAATGGCACTGCTGGAATGCACCAACCCCGTAAAAGGCAAATGGCGTGTCCGCTGGGATGTGCAACAGGGAGAGAACGGAAATACTTCGTATATGGAGGAGGAATTCGGTCACAAGCCGACCGATGATGAGATACGCTCCACGGTCATGGAGTGGTACAACAAACAGACGGATACGACCATTCTCTCTGGCTTCAGTTACGGGGATGTGCCGATATGGTTGTCGAGTGAAAACCAGTTCAACTACAAATCGGCATACGACCTCGCCGTGCAGACCTCCGGAGTGACACTGCCTGTGACGTTCAAGTTCGGAACCGACACGGAACCGGTGTACCATACGTTTGACACGTTGGAGGAGCTGACGGACTTCTATACGAAAGCCATGCGGCACATACAGGACACGCTGGCCGAAGGGTGGAAGAAGAAGGATGCTTTCAATTTGGATTTGTACCGGGTTGGATAGCTGATTGAATCCCGTTCGGGGGAGGGATAGAAAAAGCCCCCGGCCTGTTAATTAGTCGTCTCACTTACTATTTAACACAACATCCGAAAAGGAAGTCCGCCGGGGGCATAATACCCTTTCCTGACTTCCTTTCGGATGTTTTTTTGTGTGCGCTTTACGCGCCAATAATAAGTGAGACGGTGCAAAAGTACAAAAATTATTGGAAATGAAAGTGATTGAGATACTGAAATTGAACAGGGAACTGCTGAAAATCTGTAGGAACGTGGGTATCCGGATGGATGACGTACAGTATATTGAGCTGTATAACGACTACAACAAACTGCTCGCCGCCGGCGAAAAGGTGTCCTATATCGTGGCGGTACTTGCCGAACGTTACGCTGTCAGCGAACGCAAAGTGTACGCGCTCATCAAGCGGCTGCGGACGGACTGCAACCTGTGTGCAGTGTAATTGGCGTGCCGCCCCATTGGAGAGGCTGCGCACCATGCTACCTTTGTGCCGTAACCAAAAACGGCACATCATGAACAAATATTATCAAATTTTGGGCAGGGTTCTTGAGTCCAGAAAGACACAGGAAAACAGGAAAGGGAACAGCCGCTATCTACTGAACGAGCGGCTCACGCTCACCCCTGCCGACCTCCTTGACATCTTCGAGGGGCATCCCATAGCGCGGAAGAAACTGAAAAGCGAGCTGCAGCTCTTCATGCAGGGCGAACGCAACGTGGAAAAATACCGCGAGGCGGGCATCAACTGGTGGGACTATTGCGGCTCCATACTCGTGAACAGCTATCCCACCTATTTTGAAAAATTGCCGGGGCTGATAGCAAAAATCAACCGGGAGAAGCGCAACAGCAAGAACTACGTGCTGTTCCTTGGATCCACTGACGCGGAGAGCAACCAGGCACCGTGCCTAAGCCTCGTGCAGTTCCAAATAGAACAGGGCGAACTGGTAATGACGGCTTATCAACGTAGTAGCGACGCCAACCTCGGACTGCCTGCCGACATCTACCACCTCTACCTCATGTCACGCCAGATAGAACTGCCGCTGAAGTCCATTACGCTCAACCTCGGCAACGTGCATATCTACGAGAACAACATCTGCCGGACGGAGCAGCTGCTTGCCGGAAACGAGAACGTCAAATTTGAGTTGAACGTATGAGCAGGAAAATGTATCTGTCCGCACCGCTGCCATTCGTGGGGCAGAAGCGGATGTTCGCCAAGGAGTTTATAAAGGTATTGGAGCAATTCCCTGAAAACACGGTGTTCGTGGACTTATTCGGCGGTTCCGGGCTGCTCTCGCACATCGCGAAGTGTCAAAAGCCGGATGCCACCGTGGTGTACAACGATTTCGACAACTACCGCTGCCGACTGGCGCATATACCGCAGACGAACCGTCTTATTGCCGACCTGCGCAAAATGGTAGGCGACAACGTGCCGCGCCACCGGCCAATCACAGGGGAATTGCGGGAACGTATATTCAAACGCATTGAGCAGGAGGAAAGGACGGTCGGGTATGTCGATTTTATCACGCTGTCCTCCTCGCTCATGTTTTCCATGAAATACAAACTGTCCGTCCCTGAAATGAGGAAAGAAGCTCTCTATAACAATATACGCAAGGCGGACTATCCTGAATGTGCCGACTATCTGGACGGGCTGGAAATCGTGTCATGCGACTACAAGGAGGTGTTCGAACAATACAAGGATATCCAGAACGTGGTTTTCTTTGTCGATCCGCCGTACCTCTCCACGGAAGTAGGAACCTACACCATGTATTGGCAGATGTCGGACTACCTTGATGTACTGAACGTGCTTGCCGGACACGCCTTCATATATTTCACCTCCAACAAGTCGTCCATCCTCGAACTGTGCGAGTGGATTGGCAAGAACCGGGACATCGGCAATCCGTTCGAGGAATGCGTCCGGGTGGAGTTCAACGCGCACATGAACTACAACGCTTCCTACACGGACATGATGCTTTACAAGAAGGAGGCTGTCTGACGGTATTTCTTTGCCCACCGTTGAAATGAAAAGCCTCCGGCGGTAACTTGTCCGTCGGAGGCTTTCCGTTTTGAACGTGGCCGTTTATTGCAGCCGTTTGAACGCCACACAGGAATACACCTCGATGTTCTCCACGATCTCCTCATGGTTGTGGTTCGTCTGGCTCTCCACAAGGTCGAACACCTTGAAGGTCTCGCCATCCATGCAGCTCAGCCGCTCGTGGATAAGTTCCGGCAGGTCGAACACCTCCAATGCCTCTTCCTTGAACGGGCTACCTTCGTTTGCCGCGCCTGCCCAGTCGGTCACGATGTGCAGCTTCACTTCCGGTTCTGCCCGGTACTCCACACCGTCCACTATCGCTTTCCAACGTATCGGGCAGAACTCCACGAACACCGCCGGGCGTTCCCAGTTCTCTTCCTGTTCGATGAACTCCACGTTGTGGTTCCACAGGTCGATGTGCTTTATCATGCCACCGCCCACTTCCTTCAGCTCCTTGCAGAGCATATTATACAGTTCTTTTCTCATTTTCGTCTGATGTCAAATTCCACATTAAAATATTCGGTTATGTTCTCTTCGATGATTTCACGCACCGCCTGCTCCACTTCCGGAGATGTGCCGAGGAACCGGCGGCGGGGTATCTTTATCGTGCTGCCTTCCTTCTTCAAGGCCATGAACTTCCAGAACTCGGACTCGGTGGTCAGCCGGGCGTTCTTCTTGTCCTTGCGTAGGTTGCCGTCCTTCCTGCGGCCGAACGAACCGGTGGCCTCGTAATACTTGTGCCAGAAGTAGCCTTTCATCCGCTTTGTCACCTTGATTTCGCCGCCATCGTTGTGTATCTCCGTATAAGGTAGGTCGGTATAGAAGGTGATGCTGTTCTCCGTTGTCCGGCTCTGGATGCTCCGACGCAACTGCCCCGTGTCCGTCAGGATGGCACGTCCCTCGTTGCGGATGGGGCTTTTTCGCCGCGCCCAAGCCTCGCTGAAGAATGCCTGTCGCTCGAAGTTCTTGTCGAACTCGTCGCCCATCTCTACCCGGATGTCCTTCAGTATCCGCCTGATGATTTTCGCCACGTCCTTGTTCATCTGCCTGCCGGTTTGAAGTCATCGTCATTAAAGAGCAAAAGCTGACGGATGCTTTCGTCAGATATGTGGTTGTTCTCGTCGGAACTTGCGTTGAGCAGGTTGTAGAACGTGCGCTCGGTAATGCCATAAACAGGGTATATGAACCGCCGCCATATCTCGCGGTTGGGCACTCCGCGCCTGGCTTCCCGGTCATATATCCTGTTCACTTCCTCAACACGTTTCTTGTAACTTACTCCGCGCCGCTTCGCCATGCTGTTATTCTTTTTTGGGGTTGTAAGGTCTGATGTCAAGTTCTATGTTCGCACTGACCGTCACCCGGCCGCTGCCGCCGCACTGTGGGCAGGTGGCATAAGTCGGGAAAGCGGAATAATCGCCGGTCGTTATGCGCCCTGTGCCGTGACAAGCACGGCACAAGGCTATCTTCGGGGATTTGGTCACGTTCCGTTTCATGCCACATCCTCCTTCTTCGGTTCCACATAGAAGGTCTCGTCCTGCGCCACCTGTATGCCGCATTTCGCCATTTGCGGAACCATGTCCTCGGTGTCACGGTCAGCAAGCAGTTTATCCTTGGCAATCTCTTCTGTCTGGCGCACATACCCCGGAAGGAACTCCTTGACAAGCTGCAACGCGCTCGCCCATGTAAAGCCCTTCAGGGTCTTCAGCTTCGGTGTACCAGTACGGAAACCGATAACGCCGTGTGCCATCTCAAGGCTCTTCTTTTTCGAGAACAGTTCCGCTTGGTTCTCGGTGGCGTATGCCTGTAGGGTATCGAAAGCTTTCTCCTTTTCGCCCTCCAGTTCTGCCAGCTTGTTGGCATACTTCTCGCGGATCTTTGCACATTGCAGTTCGATGTCTGCTGTAATTTTCGCACTCTGCGCGTCTGCCTTCGCATAGCTTGCAAACGCTTCGTCGGCGGCCTCACGGGTCACGCCGGTGATAATGACTTTCTTTTCTCTTTTTGCCATTGTGGTAAATTTTGATGGTTAATCTACTATTATCTTATCGTCATTCAGCAATAGGGTAAATGTTCTGTCCCGTTCTGCCTTAGTCTCAAATTTCTTATATGTCTTCCAGCCACCGTTTATGCCGGTACACATTTTTATTCTTGGGCTCGGATAATCGTCCTTTCGTATTATATGAAAACCCGCATTTATCAGTTTGACTTGGTCATCTATTCTCATTTTCCTGCTTTTTCTCCACTTCTTGACGAAGCAACGTTTCTTCATACTTCCCGTATGCCCATTCATGTAGCTCACAGTAAAACTCTTCTCGTTCCACAAGAGGCAACCATGACGCGGCATCAAGAACCTGTACTTTCAGTTTGTCAAGAAATTCATTTGTTACATTCCTCATATTGATTAGCATTTAGGGGCATTGGGATCTATGAATATACAGGTCACCGCAGCCGCTTGTTTTACATCCACATTCTCGGTTTTCTTTTTCAATCCGCCCTTGCGCTGGATGGAGCGCAGTTTCACAGCAAGCTGCTCCAGTTCTTCCGTCGTTATCCGGGCGAACGGCTTACCGGCTATCCGGGGATGTCGGCAGAAGTCGTTGACACGCGCCCAGTCTGAAGTGTCTATGCCGAGTTTCTGCATCAGCTTCAGGCATACGCTGCGCCGGTGCCGCAGTTCCTGACGTAGTTTCTGCCTCCATTCATCCTGCCCAGAAAGTTTCTCCAGCGTGGCGCAACAGGCATCATATTCCTTTGAGGTCATTTCACGAAGGCTGTCCGTGCGGTTCCACGTGTACTGCATCACGATAGACTTCTTGAACTCTTCCCGGTCGCCGTCATACGGCAGCTTGTTGAATGATGCGTAGAACCGGGCGAAATTGGTTACTTCCTGTGCCATAGTCATTCTTTTACTCTATTCTCGACCGAAAGAATGGCCAAACTTATCATCATAAGTTTTACGGTTTGCTCATCTTCGTCAAGCGAACTGCAATCTGCCATCACCGGTTCCTTGACCATTTCGTCCCATATACTCTCGACCTCTTCCGTTTTCTTCTGCTTCATTAGAAAAAGGTATGCGTCATATTCGGAACGGTCAAACTCAAACACGATCTGCACTTTCTTTTTTTCGTCCATAGTTTCCACTGTTTAATGATTATTCAAACAACACTTTAATCCCGCACGAACTGGCTACGTCAAGCTCCAGCTTCGCACCTTTGCTCAGTTCCCAGCCTTGCAGCATATAGATAAACTCGCAATCGAGCAGCAGACGGATGTCCGCTCTCATGTGCTCTCTCCAGTGAGCCTCGTCCGGAAGTCCGTTCTTAAACGGGTTGACCGGATTGAATCCCATACTTTGAAGCCTCATCTCGGCATTGGCGAATGCCTCCTTCCGCTCGTTCATTTCATAGTGGGCTATCGCCCCGCTGATGTAAACTTTGTCCTTTTCCATATCGTCACACTATTTCAAATTGTACACTAAATCCAAATTCCTCACGCAGACGCTTTATCTGAATTATATCCATTGGCTCCCCACCATAAGGGAAGAATATAAGTCTCTGTTTCGTCAAACACCTGATACCTTTCTTGCGCAGTCGGTACAGAATATTCTTGCGCCTCATACTTCGTTTGTCCATTTCACAAATTATTGCTCGTTTGTATGATTCCTTCTTCCCAAACCACGTAATAACTTCCGGCATCACCGATGGCACGTCCCTGACAGTATGCCTTGTAACCCACCACGCGCACTTTCATGTCGCAGATGTATTTCAAACGCACCGCACCGCCACCCATAGGCTGGCTCTTTTTCTCTTGGCTTATCCAGATGAAGCATTTTTTCGGAAAACGCTCCATTAGTTCCACTGCATCGGGATAGTCCCACGGGGCGACCTGAAATGAATCAATGACGACAAATTTCGGGCTTTTGGGCTTTCTCAACCGTTCCACAAGTTCGTCAAGGCTGCTTCCCGGTACCACCCGGAACTTCCCCTGCACTTCATTCATCTTCAGATAGCCCATGCGACGCTGAAAGCTCTGGTTCACCTTCTCTTCATAACTCATGTAAAGCACCGTCCCATATTTACAGAGTTCCTTACCCAACTGCATCACAAACGAACTCTTGCCGCTGGCACTGGCTCCGCTGATGAACCATGAGGCGTTATCTGCCGGGAAGCCGAACGGCTTGCTCCACTTCTCGTTCCACGGCAGGGTCTTCCATTTCTTGGCCGCTATGTCACGAGGTGTCAAGGCACGCTTCATGGCTTTTTCTTTTGAAGTTCGGCAATCAGCATATCAGCAAATTCTACCGCTGCCTGCGCAATGTCATTATAGCCTATATCCCCTCCTCGGAGAAGAATTTTTCTCGACTCTTGATAGGCGACCGGCATCATTTCCTTGGCTATCTCATACCGCCGTTGTTCCCAGTCTATTTCGTTAGCCTTCCTAATTTCACGGTGGATACCGATAACGGCATCCATCGCTTGCATCTCTATCTTTGTCATCATGCTATTGCCATTTTAAGTTTCTCAATCTCCGTGTACACCCTCCGAAGCCCTCCGCGTGTCTTACGCACAATCTGCGCAATATCCGCATCTTCCGGAGCATTGGCTTTGGCCACGATACGCGCCTGTGCGTTCAGGAAAGCCTCGCGCTCCTTTCCATCATCTGGAGTAACCTTGCTGTAACGGTCACCGTAACGGCTCAACATTTCCGTATAGCCCACCTTCTTACACTCAATGGATCGGTTTATCTTCTCCTTCAGCCCGTCTGCACCCATCATGTACCATGCGCAGCACCGTTCCGTGGCATTCCACAAGGCTTTCAGTTCAAGAAAAGCCTCATACTGCAGGTCGCCCGCCTCGTCAAGGATAACAAGCGGCGTGTCCATCGAGCGGAGGTAATAAACCAAATCATCGTACACGTCGCTGTACCGTCCCCGGCTGTTCACACCGAATTCAGCGGCAATCTTCCGCACTAATTTCAGTTTGGTCTTCACCTGCGAGCAGTCTATATAAACCGCATTGCGGTGGTTCTGCACATAGTAGCGGGCCGTGAACGTCTTTCCGATATTCGGGATGTCGCACAGGATGGCCGACAGGCTCGACTGCTGCGAGAACTCCAATTGGGCAGTGATATACTCGAAGGTGGCTGTCTTGGCAGCCTTCCACTCCATGTCGGCGCGAAGGTTTACACCCAATCGGCGGGCAATACTTATCCAGTTGGCATCGCTTAGGGCTTTGTCCGTCTGACCGTTCTTTACGGCACTGTACACCGAGGTACTTATGCCAAGGGAGGAAGCGTGCTTCGCATCGCTCGGATAGTTCGCACGGTTGGCGGCTATCGCTCCCAAGATTTTCTTTTTCTGCGCTTCTGTAATCATAGTTCAAACGCTGTTTTAATGTTATTCTAATCGTATTTTTACATGTCCGCGATGCCCCGTAGAGCCTCGTTCACGGTTGATTGCCAATTGTAGGCTTCATCCGACTCTTCCATATTTGCCACAGTGGGCAACACGAGGCTTTCTGCGGCCTCTTCTTCCACCGGTTGTATAATTGCTGTACCCACCTTTCCGATGGCGTTGTCGCGCACGTATTTGCCGAAACTGCTTATCTTCTTCTGCTGTTCGATGTAGGCGGCCACGTCATCGTCCGTCTGCTCGGCCATCACACGGTTGTAAGTCACCACCTTCTCCACCTTGTCGATGAAGCGGTCGCCTTGGAATATATACACATCCGTAGGCTTGCCTTCATCATCAGGCAGGTAGTATGCCGTCACTTTATAGTCATTCGGTTGCAGACGCTCCAGCACCGAAGTGTCACTGAGCCACCAGTCCTCATAAGCCACGCGCACCGTCGAGTTGCGCCGTATGCTGGTCTCCACGCGCTCTCCTATGTAGCGGCTAAGCGTGAGCTTGTCATACTTGCGCAGGGTCGGATTGATGTTTGCCACCAGCACCTGCCACCGCGTCATGCCCGGATACTTCTTCTGGTTGGGATGCGGCGCGTTGTTCCATTCCGCATTGTCGCGCCTATCATCGGCAACCAACTGCTCGTAGCTGAAGTACTCCCTGTCCTCGTAAGTGTCGTTCTGTTCATCGCTGACCTTCTTGTACTCCGTGCGCCACTTACCCTTGCCGTAGAAACGCCCAATACCCACATGGTTCTTGTGGATGACACTGCGCTTCTTCGCGCCGTTCAAAGGTTCGGCATATTTTTCCTGTGAATTCTGTGGGGCGCAGAAGTGTACGAAATTGAAAGCCACGCCCGCCTGAAGGAAACCTTCTTTGTACTCGCTCATCAGGTGGTTCTCCACCTCTATTCCGGAGGGGATTCCCCAACCGTTACGTTCTATCAGCCGGAACATGTCACGGAAACAGTCCACTACCAGCATCTGGTCTTTCTTGCGTCCGTAGCTCGCGCCTATCACGCACTGGCTTACTACGTCGTAGGCATAGTAGGCATGGACACGCTGCTTGGTGTCCTTCAGCTTGCGGGTAAGGTCAACGTCGTCCATCGTGATCTGCGACAGGGAGAACTCTCCGTTATGGCGGTGCACGTGCGGCATCTGCTCGTGCATGAACGTGGTATAGCCCATAAGGGCGTGCTCAACGAGCAACTTGTTGTTGGGCTTGTTCAGCACGTTGTTGATGGTGCTTTCGCTCAGTTCCTTCGGGTCGCCGTTCTTGTCAGTGAAGTCATCGGGGTTGAACACCTCGCCGGTTTCCGGGTCCCACACGTCACGCTCACCGCAGACAAAGGCGATATACATCTCATGCACGTTGCTGTTGTAAGGCTTGTTCTCCTGTATGGCAAGGCTCAGTATCAGCCGTTCGGTCTTATAGTCCACTTTCCGGGCGCACTGGTTGCCGAACTTGCCGCTTATCAGGCACTCATATCCATACTGCTTGTACTCGTTTACCTTCTTGCGGAATCGGAGCGTACTGGCCGGAAGATCGTGCCCGTATTCCTCGCGTAGCGTCTCGATGGTTGCTGCCATCATGTCCCATTTATAGGCACCTTCGCCCATCAGACGCTTGCGCACGCGGGCGTTCTCATACAGCCGGATGCAACAGTTCAGCACCGAGGCGTTCACGGCGTATTTCTTCGCAAGTTCGCCCGTGGCCTTGTCGCTGTGCTGCCTTGCCGCCCAGTCCATGAAATAGGTCACGGCAGCTTGGTCAAGTTCATAGTTGGACAGTATCCAGTGGCGCAAATCCATAGCCGGGCCGCCGGGGAACTTCTCTTCAACCTTTTCCTTGCACGTGGTGGGAAGGCTGTCAACGGCAATCAGGGCATAATTACCCTTACCTTTACCGGGACGCACCACCTTGATACGGTCACGGTTTACCCAGTTCCTGTAGCAGGATTCCGTGATGATACCCGTATCAATTAGATCTCGCGCCGATATGCACCGTATGTTGCCGTAATGCTCCATTTCCTATCTCCTTATCTCAATGCAGATGCCCAGTTCTGAATATTCGGAATGTCGTTTATCATAACGTTCTCATAACGGCGTACCTTGCAACCCTTATGAAACACATCGCAGCCCCCATCCTCAAGGGAAAACTCCAAAAGCGTGTCGTTGGGCAGATACTGACGCATATAACCATCTGAATCATGCAGCGTTTCTATCTCCGGCAGTTCCACCATAACGATGCCACCACGGTCTATTGCCAGTTTGCGGATTTTCCGGGCAAGGTCAGTTCCGCCACGATTATCATCAAACTTAATGGCATTGAACACGCTTCGCTGAGTCACGTCAAGTGCCTTCATAATAAACTCTCTGTCTTCCTTCTTGATGTGAATGTACTTTTTCATTGCTCACTCATTTTAATCATAATATTATTAGAGGGGTATGAGGAATCGAACC